GTTGGATAGTCCAATTTCACCTAAGTAGTCAGCCGCGTTACCCAATGAACTTGCTGTGTTAGTAAGTTCTAAGTAACCGTATCTTGTCATAAATGACACGACAGGCTCGAAACTGCTTGGATCCATTACTGGTCCTGTGCTCATTAATGGAATGTAAGGACAGTAGAATGCTGGAGCATCTGTTTCAGATGAACCTTTATAACCTACTAGTACTGATGTTCCATCAGCCGCATAGTTGTCAACAAATACTTTAACAGTACCGTTTAATGTACCTACAAACTTAGAGTTTGTTGGAGCATCAAAAGGACCTTCTGTACTTCTAACAAATGTTGAAGTTGTCGCTGATTGTAATATTGTTAAAGCCTGTGGACTTACAACAACATAGTTACCTGCGCCTCTTCTTGTTCTAGCGGCAATCAAGTTTGCAACTCTATTAATAAGAATTGCCAAGATTGCGTGTCTTTCACCGATATATGTTTGAGTACCAGTGATACCTGAGTTGAAGTCTAAAGTGTCAACTGTAGGAGCAAGTGCTCTTAACTTCGCTAACATCTCTTGATCGATTTCAACTGCGATCTCTTGTGCTAATGCCTGCATAATTTCTGCTTCGATGTCTACACCGTGCATTGCGTTGGCGTCTTGAGCAGATTCAAAAGTCCATCTTGCAGATAGACGTCTTGTTTTTGCTTCGACTGTTTGTTTGAGGATTTGGATAGACATTTTACTACCTGCAGTACCTTCAGCCGCCGCTGTGGCGTCTGGTGACCCAGAATATGCTGTTGCTAATGCAAATGGTGACAATGCTTCTTGTCCTGCTACGATTGAATCTTTTGATTCTGCGTATCTTACTCTTAATGTGTGGATTTGTCCTACTGGTCCACTCATTGGTTGCACACCAAGTAATTCGTTGGCGATCAAAGAAGGCATAACCCTTCTTATCAATGGTAGCATAACTTTGTTAAGTGATGCAACGTTTCCTGCCATTGTTGACCCTGCTGTCGCGGCTTCTTGTAATTGAGTTTTCGCGTTTTCTAAAATTACGTCCATTGTAGACTTTTTAGAACCTTGTAAACCCTCAAGAAGTGCGTCCTTGGTTGCGGACCAATTTGATTCAAATAATGCTTCTGCCATTATAATCTCCTAATTATTTAAGTCCGGCTAGTTTTCTGATTTCGTCTAGTTCGACAATATCAACTTCGTTGTCTGGGCCGGTTTGTCCGTCCAACGATCTATTACCAGTGTGTTCTGATGTCACTGATTCACTAATTACTTCTTTCTTAGTTCTTACAGAACCTTCCTCGTTCATAACACTCGGAAGATACTTGTTAAATGATTCTTCAAGTTTCTCTGTTTTCACTGATTCTAGAAGTTCTGTCATAAGTTCTTTTTTGCCACTACTTAAAGGTGCAATTAAATCACTCATAACATTATTTCTGTTGTATCTGTCTTCTGCTATTCGCAGTTTAGATTCAACTAATTTCTTTTGTTCTGAACTATTGTCTGCTGTAGCCTTTGCTTCATCAACCTTGGATTTTAATCCAGTAATTTCTGATTTTAGTTTTCTGACTTCTGTATTTTCATTTAAATACGAAGTTGCATACTCACCAGCCATTGCTTCAAATATTCTTCTACCAAATTCATTTTCACGAGCCTTAGTAATATCTTCTTTAAATTGCGATACTTCGCCTTTTAAAGCAGATGAAATAGTTGCTTCAACTTTTTCTGCGGCTCTTCTAATAAACTCTTTTTTAGCATCCGCAAGTTGCTCTCTTCCTTCGCGAACTAACTGAACTTTTTTCTCTGCTAGTTCTCGCTTATCGGAGTGGAACTCACGAATTTCGTCTGCAACTGCTTCAAGAACAAAGTTTTCAAGTTTAGCAAAGTTTCCACTTTGTGTATTCCTGTCTTCTTTAAGTTCTTTAATTTCATTTGCTAACGTTTCTGAAACGAATTTATTTAAAACGTCGGTATGTTTACCAACTGCTCTTTTATAATTAACTCTTTCAGCAATAGTTGCCTTCTTATCTTCAGCAAGTTCTTTTAACTCTGATTCTAAGTTTTGAGTAATGAATGTGTCCATTGCTTCGACGATTTGACCTTTGTCATGTTCGAATCTCTGTGCAAATTCTTCTCTTAACTCAGCAGTGATATCTTCTCTTGCTTCAGCAAGGCGTGTTTCCCATGCTTCTTGTATGTTGATTCTTGTCTCTTCAGACAAGTCACCATTTTCAAGAAGTTCTACGAATTTATCCGCCATGTGCTTCTCCTATTTGAGTTCCAATTCACGAATGAAATTTTCCATCATTCGTGCAAGGTGTTTTTGTGCGTTTCTGTCACTTTTTGTTATTTCACGAGCGGCTTCAAAAATCTGAGCGCCGCCACGCATATTAAATAAACTTTCGTAAATGGCTTTAGGGTAGGCATCTGGGGCACTTGGTTGTGCTACGATGTCAACAGTTACTATATCAAAATCGCTTACCCTACCGCTCTCATTTACATTGCCACTCCCTCTACTGCTAACGCCTAATTTGGCGCCACCTTTTAGTAATGCTTCAGCAATCTTACCCATTGGAGTATCCAATATTTTAAGTTTACCAAAGCCATCTGCGCCTTCACAACGCATATCAGTAATCATGTGGCTTACTCTATCTAAATTAATTTGTAATTCTGTTGGATGATCTAACTCTCCAAGAACAGTTTCCCCAGTTTGGATTCTATTACCAATGGACTCAACAGCCGTCTGTATTTCGTCTCTTGGATATACTCTTCCGTTTTGGTTCTTAACTTCGCCTTGTATAAACAGACCGCTCATATGTAAGTCTTTACCATCGTTAGATGATTCAACTATGATATTTGCTTTATCTGGACTATAGTATTCGAATAACTGCCTTGACATTATAATATCCCCTTAATTACTTAACTTTTCCTGCTATAGGACTCTCAGACTTATCAGCACTTACTTTAGGTGCTGGGTGAGCCTTTGGTTTTTCGCCAATGTTATCACTTGCTGGATTATCTTTGGCTGAATCCCCTTTCTTACCTTCTGCGCCGTCTTTACCAAATAAAGATTTTTCGTCTGAACCGAAATTTTCTTTCTTTGGGAATTTCATTGCATTGTTGTTGTCTGAACTTGAGTCATTCTTAGCAGATTGTTGTTTGCTAAAGTTAGTTGCTTCTTCTAATTCTTCTTCTGCAACTTCTTCATCTAAGTCAATTTCTTCTTCAAAAGATTCCATTTCCATTTCATCTTCTAATTCTGCTTCAGCCTCGTCGGATTCTTCTCCGTCTTCGTCTGACATTAACTTTTCAAATTCTGCTTTTAGTTCGTCTAATTGAGCTTCTAAATCGTCAACTCTGTCTTCGACTTCTTCTTCTGACTCTTCTTCACCGTCTATTTCCATTTCTGGTTCCATTTCGTCTTCCATTTCGTCGTCATCTTCGTTAACACCTGATTCATCAGCCATAACGTCTGCTTCTACTTCATCGTAGAAGTCTTCACTTGGTGAACCTGCTACTGTTTCTTCTACAGCCTCATCTTCAGATTCAACAGTTTCTTCAACTGCCTCATCTTCGGATTCTTCTGCTTCTTCAACAGTTTCTTCAGATTCAGATTCTTCCTCGACAACTTCGTTATCGAGTGCTTCTTCTAGAGCATCTTTATCTAAGAGATCTTCATAAATCTCTCTGGACTTCTCAACCATAAAACTATGTAATAAGTCTTTGGCTTGTGCATCGTCCTCTGCTAAAAGATGTTCCAGTACTTGTTCTAAAACACTTTTATCTGACATCGTAATTTCTCCTTTAAAATCAG